TTACCAATATTCTCAAATGGGTCTTGGAATAATGTCTTATTCTCTAAATCATCAGGATCTCCCTGAATTGGTTCTACTATAAGATCACGAGTTTTCTTATAATTTGCGTCTGATGGAGCAATTACGTAATCTGCAGGTCTAATAACATCAACATTTTCATTGTAAAGAGATTTAAAGAGGATTTTGAAGGATTCATCCGTTCCTCTTGAGTTATAAAAGTCTTTAGAATGACGAATAAATTGAGGTTGGTTTAAAGAAGTGTTTAAATCTTTCTGAAATCCTGGTAAAAACTGCTTTTTAGACTTCTTTAAAAACTCACGTAAGAATAAAATACTTAAGTTTTCTACAATTCCACCAGAAGTTCCTACTCCAACAGGGTGTGCAGCTGCATTAGAGTTGTTAAATAAGAATTCTTCAGGTTCATCTGGGTTAGTAAATGATGTAATTCCACTAAATCCACGAACACAACCTTTAAATGCAGTAGTTCCAATACCAGTATATGTTATTATCTCATCATTGATTTTTAGTAAACCATAGTTGTCAGGGAACCCTTGTGTGCTCTTAACACTAATCTCCGTGTCAAACTCCCCTACGGCATTCATAAGGGTCGTGAACCCCACCAAATTACCTGACTTGTTTAATTGTATATAAGAGTCTAAATTGCTAATCAGGTCGATTGGGCCGCCCTGATATTCCTGTCCTTGATAATAAGCACTTAAAAATTCACCCACCAAAGGTGAATCATCCTTGACATAACCAGGCAGTTGGTCTTTTACGACCTTATTAAATTGAACTCTTTTATCTGTCATGTGGTTATCTTACGATCTTTCTTTGCTTATAACTTGTGGTAACAGTGTATGTAGAACCAGATGGATCAGCTCCAGAGGCAATTTCGTCAACAACCATCTCTACGTTACTAGTATCTAGTTGTAAATAAAGATCCTGTAATCCAATTACGTCATTTGATTCAGGAACGACAGAGATTTCCATAATTTGTTGCTTATCTTTTTCCTTCCCTGACGTAATATTTATCGGGTTTAAAGTAATCCTTCCTTTCTCATAGTTTACAAGACCCACATTTTGCCTTTCGATGATAGGAGTAGTAGATCCAGGTGAGTCTAATGAGAATAAACCCAATCTTCCAGTCTTTTTATCAGTGTTAGGTATGTCAAAAAGGTAAACTTCGTTGACAATATCCAATACTCTGAATGCAGTAGACCTTAAATTATACCCTTCCATATCAGTAATATGGAACTGATTACCAAAATCAATGGCATATTCAGCAAATTGTTCAGTTGCAAGTCTCAAATCTCGTCTCATTTCAACAGTTGTAATGTTAGAAGTGATAGATTCGTGACTTTGATCAAGAACTTTCAAGAATTTACTGTATTTAAACCTTGCACCATACTTATTTAGCTCTGCAGAATCTGCTAATTTGTTAATATTATTCATAACAGTCGAAGAAACCATTATAGAATTTGGAGCCAAACTGGTATTGTAGTAAATTTTGCTGTCTGTTTCCAAAAATAGGTATTTAAGGTCTAAAATTTCAGGAACAATACCTGCAACAGAGTATTTTCGAAGGTCTCTTTTGATATTTTCCTTAATTGCATTGGGAACAAAGTCACCAGTTCGTGGTTTTATACTAATAAACACCTTTCCATACTGTGGAGGAACTAATTCTTCACCTCCATAGACAGAAATTGACTCAGTTTCGGGATAAATCTTGTTTGGAATTAAAATTTCATAGTCATTTGCAGTTAAAGCACGGTTTTGAGTGCCATAAATCTGTGGAGCATACTTTTTAACGCTATCTACACTCTCAATTGCCTCTCCACCACTTGATGGAATGTCAGCCGTAACCAACGAAATACCACTTGTAACAGTGTTTTCGACTGCATTTCGGTTATATGTGCATTTTCCAGCAAAAGACATGTTACTGACACCATTTGCATCAGGTCCACTGCTTATCATATAGGAAACTTCGACAATATTTCCGTTTTCGAGTGCTTTTCCGAAGATTCCATCACCAAAAATGATCTCATATTGCTCATCTTCTATCTCTTGAATGTAATAAATCAGAGATTTTCCTGTAATAGTAGTTCCACTAGTCGCATCAAAGAGACTATCTTGTCTTGTATAACTTGAAAGTAGTGAAGAAGTCGCAGTTGGTCGTATATACACCTCTAAAGTGCTTAAATCGATGCCAGGATTGGATAAAATGAACCTTTGATTGATATTATCACTAGAATATGGGAAAGATTGATCAATTACAGTGCCTTCAAACACATCTACGTCATAAAAATAGGCAACTCCGTCAATTACAGGTTTTGTAACGTCTTTTGTGATGCCAAAAGTGTAAGATTGACCGCCAAATTGGTTTGTAGAGACAACTGGTCCCTTTTTTAACGTAATTGTAGTAGGTGGAGGGGTAATTCCTGCTTCTACAGAGAAATTTATCGATGCTCTTGATGCTTTTCTTGATCTTGGGATATATCCGATGTTTCTTGCGAGTGCAACTACGTTTTCTCTAAGGGTTGCACTGTCAATAAAGACCTCATTAGAGATCATATTGGCATTATATGAATTTATGTAGGTATTATACGCTAAAACGTCTAAAATTGTTGACAGGTTTGATCCCTCGAAGTCATAATCCGTAAAATTCGAGTTGGATTGCAAATATTGTTTAAGTGTGTCTTTAATCTGGTCAAAATCCAGACTAGTAAAGTTTAATAGTGCCATTTATCGTGATGGAAGCAAAGCAAATTCTAATTGTGTGGGTGGAACGTCTACCCCTACAATTCTATAACTGATAATAACGTCAAATTGATTCATATCATAGTTTGGCCTCACATCTACATCAATAATATCAACTCTTGGTTCATAGTTCTCCAAGGAGTTTTGAATTTCTTCTTTTATTGATATAGCAGTAATCTCATCAATGTTCTCAAATAGTATTTCACCTATATTAGAACCAAATTCAGGATCAAAAATCTTTTCGCCAGGAGTCGTCATCACAATATTACGTACAGAACGTGCTATTGCATTCTCATTACTTAAGGTAATCAAATCGCCACTTAAGGGGTTAAACTTAAATGACATACTTACATCTTTAAAACCTCTGCTGACTCTCTGTGCTGGCATTAAGCAATTATACAGACAATATAAGTTATTTATTAAGGTTTATTTACTTATATTCAGTAAAGACCTCATATGCCTCTATTTCAGTGGGTAAGAACTCTTCTTTGTCTGCTAGACGTTCGTAAAAGTCTTGAGCACTCTCCATCTTATCGCTTTTCTTTGGTGTTATCTTGTCGTAGGCAATTTCCCTTAACATTTGATTTTCCATTTTGACCTCCGTTATGCGATGGTAATAAAAAAGGTGTCTAAAGGCACATTTGCACCTATTTAGACACCATATACATTAATTTGAATTATCTACCTTGACCTTTGTATCTTTTGGGTGCTTTATTACGAGAAGACGCTGCGTATTTAGTATGCTTGCCCCTTCCTTGACGAGTTTTTTTCGGGGTCGCTTCTATGAAGTCTCCACCACTCAAACCACCTGATGCTTTAGTTGCCATTAATGCCTCCTAATTTGGATTATAAAGATTTAATATGTAAACTGCTAGAACGATGCCTAATACGACACCTAATCCAACAATCGCTACAAGATTCATCATTGTAAAGAATTCAATTTGTTATCAACGGATTCGGATGTTGCTTTGATCCGATAAGAGACCTGATCCCTCCGAGAGAGTTCGGTGAGGATCTCAGAAGCGAGATCCCATAACTCTTCGGTCTTGAGTTGTTTGTTAATCTTAAATAACACGAGTTTTTTCGTGGCCTACACGAATTCGAGGGTCCGCCCAGATTTCGTAACCACTATCTTGTGCATCTAAACAGAACGATACGTCTTCTCCACACATATCTTGAACCTCACCCGATTCAAAGACTTGCATCTTAGGAGCAAACCAAGGATACTCAAGTTTCTCAAATACGCCATTCTTAATTAATACCCAACCAAAACCTGTGTAATCACAAGTGAAAGGTTTCTTCCTCTTACTCATTGTCTCAACGGTTTCGTGATTCATAACACCACCGTTCTTGCGGAAGTCGTCTTCTTCCAACCAGTGAGCAATAGAAGTGGTAGACCCATCCTCTGTTGCATACCATCCAGCAGCAATCTCTTTTTCATTACCGTCTTTATCAATTGCTAGATCGCATAACTGCCAGAACTTGTTAGTATCGAACACTATGTCTGAGTCAATCCACAACTGATAGTCATATGTAAGTTTCCCATCCCAAGGAACTTGCTTTGGGCCACGTAATACATTTGCACCAAGAACCTTACAACGTGCAAAGTTTACCATAGAAGAGTAATCTTGACTGATCTGAATACTCATTCCGTTCTGAACCATGTCAAAGCATAATTGAACAAAGTTCTTTAAAAAGATATAAGAACATCCTCTGCCTGGTAAACAGAAGACTATTGCCTTACCTTTCATTCTTGCTTTAATTGCATCAATATCCCATGTTGGTTCTT